CATCCACCTAAATGAATAGAGTACCACGTAAACTGGTAGAGAACGTGTGTGCGTGTTTGGGGGGTGTCCCTCTCCAGGATAAACCGGAGGTTCTTCCCGGTCGACGCGGGCCACGGGATGTCGATGAGAATCCTGTGGGGCAAGCCGTTCTCTGGGCTTGTCGTGTTTGGACAGCGTGGTATACTGCTGTCCAGTTGCGAGCGTGTGGGATGCCTGAGGAAGGTGCACTGGGTGTGCACTCCATCGAGGATGATCCCGCCACGGAGGTCGTGCGATCGTTAGCGGAGCGTTTCCTATCTTCATCGAAGTTTGCAGTCAAGTATGTCAAAGAACAGACAACTTGGTTATCCGCAAAGCTCTTGGGTCAGAAGGATGATGCTCTACCTCAGATCAGCACTCGCGAGGGTGTGCCTATTGTGTCCCCTGGGCAGGAGGGTGTGTTCGGCGGCGGTTGGGTTCGGGAGTACCTCCGCACCATTATCAATATTGGTGCTGTTCGAGAAGGCCAGAACCACGCGAGCCGGGTCCATTCTCTCGGTCAAGCTCTTGATCTTCTAAATTCGAAGACCGGAATGCCAGGCGTTGATGACGCTTTTGTCGACGGTGTGCTTAAGGGTTATTCTGAGGATATGACTAACGTTCGGCCCTTTGGGCCCGATACGTATCATGTTCATATCCTTAAGCTAGCCGTCTGTGAGCGGATTGACGAGATTACTCATCGGATATTTCATGGACGGAAGCTGAATATCCGGGACCAGATACCGAGTCTGAATGCATCATACGAAAATGCACAGAAATTTGGAGGTTGTTTTGGTGCCCTTCTTTCCAAGTGGGCGTTGCGTGAACAACCGGAGGAGACTGATGTGTGTCTTCCTATTCAGACTGATCAGGTACTTGTAGGCGATCTAAAGATTGACGTTAAGGGAGTTAACAACCAGACCAATGTTGTCTTCCCTGGCTTGGACCTGCTTGGTTCTTGGCGTCAATTCCTCGACGAGGAGATCCTGAGAGTTCTTGAGAAGGGCATTGTCGATGCTAAGCCCTTTCCTATTAAAGAACCGCTGAAGTGTCGTGTGATCACTATGCAGGAGGCTATACTGACAGCTTATACGCTGTCCATGCAAAAGGAAATGCATGGGGCAATGAAGACCTTTGGTTGCTTTCAGTATATGGGACGGCCAATTGATGACTGGTCTTGGAACCAGCATTTCGGGCGTGAGCTTGCTCTTGACGAGTTCTACGTAAGCGGAGACTATGATGGTGCCACGAATAACATGGACCCATGGTTCTCTAGATACGCTTGGGATTCGATCTGTCGTGAAATGAAGCTCCCCGATGGTACCTCCTTGTATGGTAGTGTTTGGCATCAGATAGGTCTTATTGATCTTACTGAGCACCTTTTCGACTTCTCAAAGATAGAAGGCGGTAAGCTTGAACAGCGTTGGGGCCAGCTCATGGGCTCCCCTACAAGCTTTCCTATTTTGTGCCTTGTCAATGCTGCAGCGTCTTCCGTTGGTCTAGGCCTAACGATTGACGATATCCTTGCAGATGAAAGTCCGATGGTTGTGAACGGCGATGACCTTGGCGCGATCTGCGACGAGGGGCGTTACCCTGACTGGAAGGAAGCTACTTCTGTTGTTGGTTTTAAGCTCTCTTTGGGCAAGAACTATACATCCAAGTACTTCTTGATCATGAACAGTGAATGTCATGCACCCTTTCCAGTTAGCCATAAAGCTGTTAACCGGTTCCCTGTTCGTTGGGAATACATCGGCTTTCTCAATCAGTCCCTTTTGACTGGTTATGAGAAGAAGGGAATTTGCGCTGGTGACGATTTGAAGCCAACCATGACGTGGCGTGACCTTGGGCCGCGTGCGCGAGAGCTTGTCTACGGTCTCCCCGACCGCATGGCGAGTCGTTGTCTCTCTCAATTCATCAAGATACATCGTTCTTTGCTTGATGAAGTACCCGC